GCTCCTCCATTCCACTGTAGAGTTTGTGTAAAAGCAGTACTCCAATTTGTTTGATTTGCAGTTGTTGGTATAGAGTATCCTGCTGTTAGTGTTAATGCTAATATCCCACTTGTCGTGATTGGACTTCCACTAATAGACAAGCCAGTAGGTACAGTCATTCCAACAGATGTGACTGTACCTAAATTAGTAGTATATGTAGTTGAATCTACACTACCATCTGCTTTTAAGAATTGAGAAGAAGTACCACCTACTTTAGAGATAGTACCGTCTACTACTATACTACTTAAGAATTTATCAATAGCCATATATTATTTTTTTATTACCACAGTATATTGATTAGCTGTTGGTGCTGTATTAAAGTCTACTGTTACCACTGTTGAAGATGTTATAACAACTTGTGTTTGTACAATCATCTTAGTTGTTGTGTCTGTAATAATAACTGTTGGTGCTAAACTTCCTCCTGTTAATCCGTGAGTAAAAGCAAAAGACGTTAAGACACCATTTCCAAAAGAAGGTGCTGTGTACACCCAATTTCCTCCAGAAAGTTCTGTTCTTAATTTAAGTGGAGTAACTATTCTACTATCGTCTGTACCTGTAGTAACTTCTGCTTGAGTTGCTATTTCAGCAATACCTTGTGCTGTTTCAGAAGCTGCAACAATATCAGGTATATTTTTATTTAATATTGTCCATTGTGATTCTAATGTTGGTGAATCAGCATTAGCAATAATAACGTCACCTATTTGTACAGCTTGTGTAAAGAATGTACCTGCTACACTTACTGTGTAAGTCCAACCATTTTTGATTCCTGCTATAGGTGTAGCATCTAAGTTTGGTGTATTTGTTGATGCATCATATGCACCTTTGTTTACCATTCCACCAACTACTGCTGCTGCCACATCTGATAAGAAAGCTACTGTACCATCTGCATCTTGTAGTGTATATACTCTATTTGCAGTGTTTGTATTTGTAAAAGTACCATCGAATGTATTAGCAACGTTTCTTAAAATAAATTTAGTATCTAAAAATGTTTTAGCTCCTGAAATAGTATCAACACTATCTAAATACACAATGTCACCATCTGTTACAGCGGTATTAAATTGTGCTTTTGTTCCTGTAATACCTACTATGCTTGTTTGGTCTCCTGTATTTGAACCAGAAATAGACGCTGATGCACCAATTGTTATAGGATTTGTACTCCAAGCGACATCCGTTGCTGTTGCTTGTAATATCTTACCTGTAGGGGTAGTTGGAAAAGCTAATCTAGACCATTTTGGTGTCGCATTACCTACCATTAAATCTCCTCTTACTACTGTAGCAGCCAATGTATCTCCGTGTGTAGAAGATAATAAGTTATGAGCTGTAACACTTGTTAGATAAGTATTTGTATCTAAAGCAAATGTACCTGCTGCTGTCATTTTTACAAATGACGCTGAAGTATAAGATAATCCAGATAAAGATGTAAGATTTGTATTTAACGGTTGACCTCCTAAACCTGATAAGGTATAGTTAGGTATATTTAATACGTTTGCAACTAAAGTAGCTGCTCCAGAAGAACCTGTAGTAGTTAATGAAGATATTCTATTTGTATAAGCAGTATTCCAATTTGTAGAATTATCCGTTATAGATGTTCCCCAAGCAGAACCTGTTGATACAGCTATTCCTGCTTCAGGATACACCTGTGGAGCAAGTGGAGACCAAGTTCCGTCTGCTCTTAAAAAATTTGTTGTTCCACCTCCACTTAAAGGAACAAGTCCTTTTAATGTAGAACTAAATAAATTTAACTCTGCTGTTAATTGTGTAGCAGTTAAATTTAGAGGTGCTCCAGATGATGCTGTATTATTACCTTTAAATGTATGTGAAGGCATATCTGCTTCACTCATTAAATCCCAGTTTGCACCATCCCAAATATAGGCTGCTGAATCTGTAGTATTATAGTAGAAAAATCCTTTTTTACTTGCATCTGCTGCTGTAAATGGATGTATTCCTAAATTTTGCATTTTAGCATTAAGTAATTGATTACTACTTAAATTAATATCTGCTAAAAAGGATACTTGTGCCATATTTTGTTAGTTTAATATTGCAACTCCTGAAAAAGAGCTGTTAAATGTTATTGTTAATGTTGATATATCTATGTAATTAATCTCTCCATAAACATTTGTACCAGCACTATCTTTAATTGATATTGATGGAAATTTATTCAATGGGTGAGTTATTGACCAAACATTGTTTGGGGTGTTTTGTGTATATACCCAATTTTTATCTGCAGAATCTATTAAATTGAGTAATGAAGGAGAAACATTTATTGTTTTAATAGTTGTTCCTACAATAGTTAAATTACCATCAGTATTTATTATGGCTTCTATTGTTCCTCCATTACTAATTGTTGTAGGTAATGTGAGTGTTATTTTTGCCATTTTATATTGTTTCTACAATTCTTTCTACAAATACTGTACTTCCTGCTTTTACTGTAAATGAAAACAATTGTTGATTTAAATTTGTAAATTCTATTTCTATTTTACCACCTATTGGAAATGTTACACCTTGATATATAGCTTCACCTACTACTACAAGAACTGAAATAGAATGAAAATCATTTATTGGATATGTTATCACAGTATCTGATATTGGTTCATAAGTATTTGTTAAAAGTTTACCATAATCAATTCCACCATTTGAACAAGTATTTACTGCAGAAACTAATTCTACCAACTTTCTCAAATCAGAATTCTTTATTTTATTACAATCTTGAAAAGCTATTAACAATTCATTTACAGTTTGAGATATTTCTGAACATTCTATTGTTGCCATTTTTTAATTTTTATTATTAACAAAATCCTGTTGATGTTGAAGTAGATGTTGATTCGTCCCAATAATACCATTTTCCACCATCAGAATAATATCCTGAAATTGCTGGAATAGTTCCAACGGAATCTTGATATAGAAAAGTAATCATTGTCCAATCTTGTCCTAAAGGTATATATCTTATTACTGGAGTTGATATGTTACTACATGCAGTTGAACCGTTTATAGTACTATATCCTAATAAAATTTCTTCTACTGCTGTAGGTGCAATTTCATCTGTAACTATTTTATATATATTTTGTTTAAAATTATTCATATATTATATTTTCGTATTTCCACCAAGATAAAAAATATTTGTTGCTAATTCTTGACTTAAATAAGTTTGATAATATTGCCCTTTTATTTTTAAACCTATTGGATTATTTATAGTAGTTCCTGAAGCTATATAAGATACATCTGCTGTACCTTTTTGAGTAAAACCAACACCTATTTTAGATGTTAATCCACTTGGTACTGTTATAGAAACTGCTGTAGCTCCATTGTCTACAATTATTTCGTAACCATTATCTGCATCTGTTAAGATGTAGTTTGTTCCTATAAAATCTGCTGGATATGTTATTACCTTTTGTAAGTTTAAATACTCTTTAGTTACTATTGCTTTACCTGTAGTATCTGCTGTTATTAGTGCATTTGTTACACTCGGCAACGTAGCTAAACCATTCATTCTAACTATAAAAGCATCACTTCTTGTAAGAACATTAAAATCAGCTTCTGTTCCATTTTCTATAGTACCATTTCCAACAACAAATAATGCTTTAGTAGTAGTACTATTAAAATCTAATATTTGTTCTGAAATTATATTAGACGCTTGTCCTACAACTGTTACGTTCATAGAAGTCACATTATGACCTATACCAGTTAAGAAGTTTGTATATCCTCTATCTATTAATTTAAATCCTGAATTAAAACTTCCCACTCCATTATTATCAACTCTATATCCGAAAGATGTTGATAAATAATTACTGGCTATAACATGGTCTCCCATTGCAAAAGCACTAGAACCAGTTGCTCCATTCACTGAAGATACTTCTGCTGAGTAACTTAAATCTATGGCATCTAATCCTATATTTCCATAAAATGTGGCATCTCTACCTCTAACTATATAACCATTTCCATTACCTTCATCTATTTTTTCAAATGGTGAATATTGTCCAGTTATTACGTAAGGTGTTGTAATAGTTCCAGTTCCGCTAAGTGAAATATTATCTCCAGCGTTTATATATGTTATATTATTTTCAACACTAGAATTAATTATATAAGGATTTAGAGTAGTACCTGTTCCTGTAATAAAAATATTACTACCTGCATTTAATTTAGTTTCAGATCCATCAGGTGTTGTAGGAATTATACTTTGAACATATTCTTTTGTAACTAATATTTTACCTGTAGATTCAGTATTTATAGTAGATAATGATTGTCCTGGCGCAATAACCTCATTGTCAATTGTTTTAACTATTCCCAAATCAGTTAAATCTGCATTAATAATATAAGGATTTGCTATCGTACCAATACCTGTTATTGTAATATTACCACCTTGATTTATTTTAGTCTCAGAACCATCAGCAACAATATTTGTGCTATTTATAACGTATGGTGAAGACACTGTACCAGTTCCAGTTATTGTAACATTTGTCCCAGCATTAATTTTCGTCTCTGAACCATCTGCAGAATTATTTGTATTTGATATTAGAAAAAAATTAAAAGTTTTTCCAGAATAATTAATTCCATCTATTGGAGAATATGTTGGATATATAAAATGCGAATCTAATAATCCTGTTTCAATACCTACAACCTCTCTCCAAATATATTCTGTTTTTTCATCTTTACAATATATTTTTAACCCTTCATAATATTTAAACGCTAAATTATTACCATCTCCTAAATTTTTAAGGGTTGTTTCATTTTGAACACCTGTTATAGAATCTAATCGTACTTGTTTAGGCACATTAAATCCCTTTGGTACATCAGCACTATATTGATTTGCCATATTTTATATTTTATTAATTGTAAACTCTTATTTCTAAACAAGTTGGTGACATTATTGAATTTGTCAAAGTTCCTGAAAGAAATGAATTTATATTTACTGTGTTATCACTACTTCTTCCAGCAGTAACAGTAACATCTGCACTTGCTGTACTTGTAATAGAGCACCAAGTTTTATTTAAAATAAAAACTCCTGTTAATGTTGCTACATACGAACCTACTCCAGAATAACTAAAAACTACAGTTCCTCCTAATGTATTTTCTAAAATAGTAGCAACTGGTGCATTTGTTGATGTTTGTGACAATAATGCAGTATATACTTTATATGGAATTTCTGGAATTAAATCTACAACAGCTTTCATATTTTCTCCTACATTTAAAGGAGATATACTTTTTGAAGTTGTTTTATTTGTAATATCGGTATCTATTTGTGCTTTTATTAAAATTTTACTCATTATTGAAATGTGTTATTAAATTCAATATCAAATATTGAATCGTTTAAAATGTTTGTTTGTGTAAATTTAAAAAATATATCACTAGGTGTATAAAAATCTTTAGATACAAATAAAGTATCGTTTGAATTTGATAAATATATAATATCAAATATATCTGTAACATCATTGTTTAATATATCTGTAACTATAAATTTTTTATCGTTTGATTCTGTAACGTAAAAACAAATTCTACCTAAATTTTGATAATTTATAGTTTTACCTATATTTTGAAAGTTAAAATAAGTGTCAAAAAGTTTATTTGTAAAATATTCTGTATTATATGTTAACGGAATTATATCATTAATTGTTGTTATATAAGATTCTTCTTGCCAGTAATAAATATTATTTACTATTGGTTGTACAGGAATATTATTACAATCTGTTATTTCAGCTTGTATGAATTTATTTTTTTTACTCATTTGATATACTTCTTGGTAACTATTATTACAAATTATTTTAGAAGTATGTAAAATAGTATTATATATCTTTAAAAGTTTTTTAATTTCTATATCACTTAGTTTTAAACAACATCCTTGTAATAAATTATACACAATATCTAATAAATAAATATCGTCGGGTGTTATTGTTTTACCAACTCTAGTTTTTTTATATTCTTTATTTAAAGAACTAATTATTGTAGAATAATGTGATTTTTCATTTATCTGTTGCATAATTTAATTATTGTTGTATAAATTTACTACAAGAATTACAAGTAATTGTTTGACAATTTTTACATTTTGATATGTTACAAAGTTTTTTAAGGTTATTTAACATTTCAATTGCTTGTAAATAATATCCAATATCTAATGATTTTTCAATAGAATCAATTAATAAATTCACAGTAATTGTTAAATTATTTGAATAAATATTATTAGAATTACAATTTATAGCTTTTTCTAATTCTAATAAATAATTTAACATACATTTATAATAAGGTTGTAAATTATAAGTAATTCCTAAAGCAGGATCTTGACAATTTACACAACCATCAACACCCTCATAATTACTTTCAATTTCAATAAACCAAATGTCTGTAAAAGAAACAATATTTAATTCTGTAGCTGTAATTATAAAAACTTCTTTATTGTTAATTTGTTCTAATTTGTAATTTAAATCAATACTTAAAGAATAATCTTTAAAGCTGTCTATATCCCATAATTTAATAGAAGTAATAATACTTCCTGTAATAGTTTCTACATCAATTGCAAGTTGTTGTCCATCATTTAATATTTCAAAATTATTTATTATTGATGCTGCCATAGTTTATATATAAAAAAAGCTGACTGTGTACAAATTAATGTTTACAATCAGCCTTTAAGGTTATTATTTATTTATTTTATTATACTACTGGTAAATTAGCTGGAACGGTAGCATATGTATCAACTGCAGTTCTAATTGAGGTAAGAATTGTGTTTGTGTTAGCGTTATTTGCCAATGTGTCAGTACCTTTATCTATTGCAATAGTTAAAACTTTATATTGACGTTCTACAGAAGTTTCTGTACGTGGCATATAGTGTTTAATATGAATAAGATTATATACTCCTGATGCAGAAGCATATGTTGGTGTTAAATTACCAAAGTTTGCAGGATAGCCGTATTCTCTTGATGGATCGTATTTAAATCCTTTAAGAACGTATTCTGCATTAGTAACCCATTTTCCAGTTCCAGTACCTGGGGCAGGTGCTGTAATTTGAGTAGTAGTCAAAACATTAAGATTTGAACCGTTATCTGAAGTAGGTACATTTTCAAAAACTTTACCTTTTACAGTAAATCTTAATTTACGACCATCTTTACGTCCAACACGATTTGCTTGATATTTCTCAGTAATTAAAATCCCAGTACCATCTGCAACGGCTGTAAATTCATCTGATCCACGATTTGATAAATTTTTATTTAAAGATAGTAAAACACCATCTCTAACAGTTGTTGCTGTATCAGAACCCAATACTTGACCTGTTACATAATATCCTTGAATAGTTGTATAATTTTCAGGAGATAATTGATCTTCTAATCTAATTTCAACTTCATAAGTTCTTTTAGCTGCTACAACACCTGCTGTGTTGAAACCATCTACTTTATAAGAACCTAATACTTCAGGAGAATAGGTTGTTACAGTAATTTTATCTACATATTTTGGATCTATTTTATCAGAGAACTCAAATCCTCCAGGAATAGCGTCTGCTTTTTGTAAAATATAAAAAGGTTTTTTTGCTGCAACATTGCTTCCATCTTTAGATAATACTTTTAATTCTTTATCTGATGCTGAAGCAATAAAAGTAGGTACAGTTGTTTCTGTAGCTACGGCATTTCCAATAAGGATTTCTCCAACTTGGTTAGGTGTAATCATTTTGTTTTAATTTTTAATTAATAATATTTATTCATTTGTTTGGTTCATTTGAACTTTTACTTGTAAATTTTGAGGTCTATAATCAGCTAATGCAAGTAATACTGCACGATCTAATATTTCTCTACAAATTTCTGTATTTAATTCACAAGGAGTTTCTGTGAAAATTCCATCGATTGTTAAGTTATCTGACGGAAACGCATTATTTAAATTTGTAATAATTATAGGTTTTGGATATTTGATATATCTAATTTGATATTCCAACGAACCTAATATATTATACGGGGATATAATTTCAACAACTTTAACATTATTAATATTAGCAAGATCTAATCTCCACGCAATTTGTTTATCTGGTTTTTCAAAAGGATTATTATTTTGAATATTGTATTCATCATAAGATATTGCTTTAATATTTTTTAAAAAAGTATTATTATTACAATCTTCGGAAATTATTTTTGCTGTTTCATTAACAATTAAAAATAAATCATCAGGTACAATATAAAATTTAGCTTCTGAATTAATATTAAAAGAATTAGATATAACATCAGTTGTTTTATAATCTTTTATTAATTGATTTAAATCTCTACGTCTTTTTTCAGTAGCTTCAAAACCTTTTTGTTTACGATTACTTAAAGGGTCATAATAATTTTTAACAATTTCTAGTTGAGCGGTAGTAAGATAATGACTGATTTCAAAATCATCTAATCCAGGTGCGGAATTACTCGCAATTGCATTATATGATATTAAAAATGCATTTTTAAATTCAGAGTTTGTCATAGTCTTTTAAATATTTAAAATCAGTTTTATTTTTAAAATTATTAGTTATACATAAACTTCTACTAAATAATTGATAATTAAAATTATATAATTTTGCTACATTTTTTGCAGAATCATATATTTCTAAAGTTTTTATATTTATAACTTTTTTATTTTTAAAAGTATGATTTAATTTAGAAATTCTAATATTTTCACAATGTTCTTTTGTATATTTTAAACCTGTTCTAAATATACTTAATTTTTGTTTAGTTTCTTTAGTATGAGTTTTATTTAAAAATTTTTTATTATTTTTCATACTTTTTGATATTTTATCTCTACTATCTTTATGTAAATTTAAAATACCATCACCACCATCTGTCATATTAACTAACAACCCTAATCCTAAATCTTTTCTACCATAATATTTAATTAAATATTTCTCTATCTGACAAGATTCTTCCCAAGTTAAATCATTAAATAAAATTTCAACATTGTATTCAGTTTTATTTATAATATTTTTCCAATATCTATTTCTATTTAATTTAGAAGTAGCTCTTGTTAAAGTTTTACCAATACCTATATAGAATATTTCATTAGTGTCCAATCTAATATGTTGGTAAACAACTGCCATTATTTAATTTTATTAATTTTAGCTTCAATTAATGATCTCACATCCTGGTTTTTCACATTATCTAAATATGCAATAGCATTATCAAATGTAGCAATTTCTCCTGAATTACAAAGATCTAAACCATCCTCTGTTGAATATTTATTTGATTTCTTTAAAATCACACCTTTATCAATTCCTGTATTAATTAACATTTTTGTATAAAGAGTTTTATCATTCATTACGCTAACAAATTTGGAAGGTTCATTATCAATAAACTCTTCTAATTTATGTTGTAACCAATCTAACTTAACTTCTGGTGAAATAGGTTTATTTGTAAGTAATTTAAGAATATTAAGTAATTTTTCTTTATCGTCTTCAATTTTACCATACATTTTAAATGCTTCTTTTTTAGTATCATATTTACCTTTAGATTCTAACATTTCCTCATTCTCTCTACAAATTGCAAATTGATAAGTTTGTTTAGTATTACGACTTACCCAATTAGGAGAAATCTCATTCTTTAACGATTCTAAAATTTTATATGAAATATAATCCATTGGATTGCTTAAGTCTAATCTATTGTTAGCATCTTCTTTATGTAAAGCAACTCTAAAGTTATTCCAGAAATCACCATATACAGATAAATTTAAACCTGTAATAGATTCTAAATATTCTTTTTCATCATTACTTAAGATATTGGCAATTGAACCATTTCTCATAAGAGGTGTACAAAATTTACGAACTGCTTTTGATAATAAACCACCTGAAATTACGTGATTTTTATCTACATTTGCAGCCATTCCTCTATTTCTATGAATATATCTAAGTACTACTATTTCATTTGGTAATGTAAAATTACCTTTTATTGTTTTTGTTTCCATTCTTCTTTTATTTGTCTTCTTCCGAAAGATTTTTTAATTAGTTAAAAAGGGGACTTTTACATCCCCTATTTATTTTAAAGTGCACCACTATAGCTATTGTATAATAGGACACTATGTAAACACTTACGTGTCAGTAATTAGAATACTATTCTAATTGACATTATTAGTTTAACAATGACGGGATCAATGATGCAGTTCTAGAAGCATCTTTAACTAATGAACCAACTCCTTCTACAAGAGCAGTCATTGTTGCAGAATCTTCCATCAATTGCATTGTTCCACCTCTACGACCTGTATAAGGATCTCTAATACCTGCCATATATCCACGTAATTCGTCAGAACCTCTAACTTTTACTTTTTGAATATTTGGCTCTTCCATTGAACCGATGTAAAGAATGTCGTATCTGTAAGATTCGGCTACACCACCATCTGGGTGAAGAATTTTATTACGAACTTTATCATCATACATTGGGTCAACTTCTAACATTACGTGAATGTTATTAGGAGCTCTATATTCTGTAAATTGGAATCCTGCACTAAATGCATTGTTGTGGAATTTAGAAGATACTTGTTTAAGCGCATTTTGATTTGTGTTATCAAATCCTAATGAAGCCCAACCTGAAGCAATTTCTGCTACAGCTCTATGGAATTGAGCAGCACCTCTTTCACCTGTACGCAACATAAATTTACGTTGATCCCAATCTAATTTACCTTCTGATAATTCAGATAGCAAATCTTCCAACATACGAATAGAGAATCTATTGTAGTAAGTTGTATTTGAAACTTCCATTTGTTCACGAATTCCTGAACCAGCTTTAATTTCAATATTAGCATTACCTTTATTCAAGAATCTACCATTTTCATCACGGTTTGTTTTACCAAACATAATTGTACGTGATTTAATACGTGACAATGCTTTTTCAAACTGCCAGTAAACTTCTTGCATCCAAGTTGTAGAACTGTGTACTTTTCCTGTGTTAGGATCTCTTGTTTCAATACCTGCATGATATACTGGTTGAATTTTACAATCAATCATAGCTCCAGAAACTTTATGTTCCATACGAATTGAAGTAACAGAGTTTCTCATTAAGAAAGGAGAAGTAAATTGAATACCTGCACCTTGAATAGAAAGTTCATCTTCAACAGGAGCACCTTCAATAGAAAATCTATTTCCTGGTAAAAATTCATCTCCTGGAATACCTAATAGAGATTCTTGACCACCCCATACTTCACAAGTATATACATAGTTAGAACCTTCTTCATAAGGATCTTCGATAATTCTCATTTGATATGTATCTGGTCTATGACCTGCAATCAAATGCATTTTTGTAAACCATTTTTCAGCAAACACTAATTCAAACGTTGCTCTAGCTGCACCTACACCTACAGTATTTGCATCTACAATTGCTCCATTGTATCTAGCTTCTACTAATGGGATACTACGTTCATCTGAACCAACAACTTTCCATACAAAGTCATCTGCAGTGGCTATAATTTTTTCAGGGAATAATGATAAGGTTGTATCCAAATTTTTCATTCCTGAATTTTGTAACAATACAGTTGTTAATGGTGAAATTAATTGTGGTTGAGAACCAAACAATTGAGAGATGTGATTTTTTAAAGTCAAACCTGACCACGCTTGTGATTTTGTCATCACAAATTTCCCTATACTCATATTTATTTATTTGTTTTTATAGTTACTTGTTAATTGCAGATATTTAACGTAACTTTTAAATATCTGTTTTATTATATGTTTAACACATGTCCTTGTATATTGTCATATGTATTAGCATCTTGTTGCCATAATGGAACACCATTATCTTTTAATTTAGTTTGTCGTGCAATTTTTTCTAAATCTTTTACAGCACTTGATTTAGCAGTTGTTGAAATTTTACTTAAATCTTTAAAACCATTTGTAAGTTCATAAAAATGATACATTCTAATTTCAAATTCTAAAGGATTTTCTCTTCGTTCCTTCATAAATTTATTTTCAAAAACACCATCTGGAGATTTACCAACAATATCATTAATTGATTTATAAACTTTATCTTGTAAAACTTTATTAGGTTTTAAGCCTAAAATTAAATCTTTAGATTCGTAAATGGTTTTTTTCATTTGTTCATCTAATTTAGCTTGATTAATTTTTTCAGCTTCTAATCTTTCTTTATAAGAATTAGTTTCTTTTTCAATTTCACGATTTTTAAATTCTTTAAGGCTTTGTAATGATTCTTCAGCATCTTCTAAAATAGCATCTTCTCCTAAATCAATTAAACGATTTAACATTCGATTAGCTTTCTTTTCATCTAAACCTTGATTAAGATAATCATCGTATATAATACGTTTAGCTAAATCAATATCATTTTTTAAAACACTTTCATCAATAGAATTTAAATCATTAATATCTTTTTTAGCAATACCTATTTTATTTAAATCTAAATTTGCTAAATAATCATTTAATCTCAACTCTGCTTGAATATCTAGTTCTTTATTAAAAACACTAGCAAAATCATCAGCAGATTTAATATCTTTTAAATCGATGTCTAGAGAAGGTAGTAAACCTTGTTCGTGAACAAAG